AGTAAAAGCAAACACAGTGGTAGACAAGCCGCAGATCTATTGGAAGCAAATGGTATTACTGTAAATAAAAACGGAGTACCAAATGACCCAAGGAACTTTGTAGAAACAAGTGGTATTAGAATTGGAACTGCCGCCGAAACTACAAAAGGACATGATGAAGAATGGTTTAGAAATTTAGCAGATACAATTTGTAATATATTAGAAAATAATGGATAAAAAATAAATTACCAAAACTTCTTGACATTGTAGCATACTTGCTATATACTATATAAAACAGTAAGGAGAATAACATGGCTTCCGTAAAATCAATTGCAAAGAAACCTAAGAAAAAAGTAGTTCGTGGAGCACCTCGTATTAAACGTGGTAATAAACTTTCCGAACCAAGTTGGGAAGGTTGCTTAGATTGGTCTGGAGAAACTTTCCATAAGTTTAAACGAGAGTCTGGTGCTTGGTATTACGAGCATTTCAAACCAGTTGACTTATATCCAGCAGTATTCGAGTGGATGAAAGAAAACGGATATAGTAAAGAAGACATATCTGCAGCAAAGGCTGCACCAACACATGCATTAAGTGTTACGGCTGGTATCCAAGCAAAAATGTTAATGAACGGCATGCCTGATACAAATCCAAAACAGGATGCATATTGGAAAAGTATGCCGGGATGTATGGGAGATAAAGTACATCCTGTAACAGAGTTTTTAGTAACACGTATTACATTAGCTATTGAGCAAGGTAGTAAAATTGTTGAAGTAAAGCAAAAAGAACAAGAAACTACAAAGAATATACATGTTCCTACTATACAAGAACGTATTAGAGATCAAGCACTTGATCAATCTCAAGAGATTGAAACTTGGTTAGAAGGATTTATTGTAGATAAGAAAACTTTTAATCCAAGGGGCTTTGACTTTAAGAAACATTTTAGTCAAACTGGTGTTACACAGGCACATGCCCGTAAGTTAAAGACTTTTTATGTAAACGAGTTAGATGACTTTAAAGATCTAGAACGGTTTCCTACGTCAGGTCAGCTAAAAAAGATGACTGAACACGAACAAGATATGTGGGCTCAACTTAAAGAAGGGTATGCACATATTAAGAAAGCAGACATTAAGAATTATACTATCGCAATTAACGAACTACTATCTGCATTAGACTTTGTTATTGAAAGTGCAAAAGCAACTCGTGCTCCACGTAAATCAAAACCAAAGAGTGCTACTAAACTTGTAGAGAAGTTAAAGTATCTTAAGACAGATCCTAAGTTTAAACTTGCAAGTACTATGCCAGACGAAGTAATTGGTGCTACTGAGCTTTGGGTGTTTAATGTTAAGACACGTAAGTTAGGCAAATATATTGCAAGTAACGTTGACCCAAAAGGTATTGGTAGAGACGGAACTGGACTTAGTGTTAAAGGCACAACTATTATTGGCTTTAATGAGAAGTTAAGCATACAAAAGACATTGCGTAAACCAGAAGATCAGCTTAAAGAGTTTAAGACATCAGGTAAGGTAGCACTACGTTCTTTCTTAGACGATATCAAGACTACAGATACAATGCTTAATGGAAGGTGCAATCCTGATACAATACTTCTAAAGGTAAGTTGATAAATACTTATATGAGCAATGAATTAGAAACAGTTTTAGCAAGCCTAGGTCAAGCTATTAATCAAAAGATTATATCTGCCCCGGCTCCTGCATTAGATATACACGATCGTTCCATAAGTGGTAATAAACTTAATGGAGGTACATATGCAAACTTTGCAAGTACTGGCATTAAAGATAAAGCTACATATGCTGGTGCTCCAATCTTAACAATTGAAAATGATAAGATTGTAACTGATGCTATTGCTGTTAATACTGTACTAAATCCATTAACAATAAAAGGTAATTTAACAGTTGAAGGCGGAATAACTGCTCATACACTTCATGTAAATGAAATAACTTCTGATACTAGAACTGAACGAAGTACTCCTTTAGAGTTTAAAGGCGAAAACAACGAAGCACCATATAACAAAGGCTTAATTTGGACTGGTGTTGGACCTACACGCCAATTTATGTTTAGAGAAGGTGACGATAGATTTTTTAGTTCTGAAGCGATTGACTTACAAAACGGTAAAAATTATAAGATTAATAATACAACAGTACTAGCTGAGACAGAATTAGGCACAACAGTTGTATCAAGTAATTTAAGAAGGGTTGGAACACTACAAACACTTAAGGTTGCAGGAAATGTAACAATTGGGGAATATCTATTTTGGGATAATGACTCAATGAGATTAGGTATTGGTATTGATGCTCCTAATGGTGATTTAAGTATTGGTTCAATGGATCATGAATTTATTATTGCTGCAGACGACAGAGAATTTAAAGTAGGAACTTGGAGTACTGCAAAATTAAATATTATTACAGATGACACTACACGAATTTCTATTAGTGCTTCGGGTGCTATTCAATTAAACGATAAAGTTAATATTAATGGTAAGTTAGGCGTAGGAGTTAAGAATTTCGATACAGATGCAGACATCACAACTGCAGGCCCTGTTAGGTTTCAAGGAAAGAAACAAGAAGTCAGCAGTAGCATACCAACAGAAGGATCATACGCCCATGGTGATATTATATGGAATAGTAATCCTCAAGCTACAAGTTATGTAGGTTGGATCTGTACACGAAGCGGCACTCCAGGAGAGTGGAAGACCTTTGGTCAAATATCCGCTTAAAGCAAAGTTTATCATAACATATTAAATAATTCAAATATTGTAGAGGACCTCTGCAAGGGAGGACATTGTCTTGCTAATAGGACTTAAGAAACAATTAGGATACTGGAAAGTTGCAGCAATAACTTTACCATTTATTGCATTACTAATATTATTACTAACAGACTTTATTAATCCAGTATATCACGATGAAATATATTGTGTTGCATTAATTTTTGTTGGAGCAGTATCAGTTATATTTTGGATATGGACAATGTATAATATGATTCAATTAGTAGGCTACATGGGAAATGTAGATACAAAATATAACGAAGTTATACTTGAATTAAAAGATACAAAAAAACTACTAAAACAAGAAGGTAAAGATGCTCGTAATAGGGAACGGCGAAAGTCGTAAGGATATTGACATATCTGCTTTCAACGAAACTAAAGTTGGGTGTAATGCTATCGTTCGAGATTTCTTTGTTAATCATTTAGTATGTGTAGATAGACGCATGGTTGAAGAGGTTCTTCAACTTAGTTCCTTTGATAAAATATATACTAGACAAGATTGGATTAATAGTTATACCTCTAATAAAAACGTAACAACAGTACCAAAATTATTAGAAGACGGAGCCAAAAGATGGGACGAACCCTTTCAATGGGGCAGCGGTCCGTACGCTGTATTGCTATCTGCAAAGCTGTGTAAGGGTCCTACAGTGCGTCTAGTAGGCTTTGACTTACATAGTGCTACTAACACAGTTAACAACTTATACAAAGATACTAGCAACTACGACTCAGCAGACAAAAATGCTGTAGATCCAAAATATTGGGTACATCAAATAAGCAAAGTGTTTGAATGGTTTCCGCAACTACACTTTAAAATATATCAAAAAGAAGATTGGATATTGCCAAATAGTTGGCAAAAAGATAATGTTTCACTTGACAACCTAGACAATTTGTAATATAATAAGTACAAGACAGAGGACTTAATGCGTCGACCCTCTTTAAATACTCCGCCGTTTAATTAGGAGAACACATATGGCATATTATTCAACAAAACATTACGGACATAACATTGGCTTGTCAGCAGTATTTAGACAGCCCAACGCAGAACATTCTCACTGTCATCTACTACACGGATACAGTCTAGCATTTACATTTACATTCGGCTGTAACGAGCTTGATGAAAAGAACTGGGCAGTAGACTTTGGTGGATTAAAACCTTTGAAAGCCTGGCTAGAAGATACATTTGATCACAGGTTAGTACTTGATGAGAACGATCCTAAACTTCATCATTTCCATGTTTTAGAAGAAGCTGGACTTGCACAACTTACATTCCTTGACGGGGTTGGTGCCGAAAAGTTTGCAGAACATGCGTTTAACTTTGCAGATAATCTTATTCGCAAAGCAACTAACGATCGTTGCTATTGTGTAAGAGTAGAATGTGCAGAACATGGTGCAAACTCAGCAATCTATGAAAAAGACAAAGATTTAGGAAGAAAAGATGACAGTTAGAATTATAGCAGGCCCTTGTCAACACGAAAGTATGTACGAAAGTTATGAGATAGCAGTTCATTGTAGACGAGTCTGCGAAGAACTAGGTGTTGATTATATTTTTAAAGCAAGTTTTGATAAAGCAAACAGGAGTAGTAAAGACGGAATTCGAGGCGTTGGCTTTGAACAAACAATGAACGACTTTAAACTACTAAAACAAAAAAACGGCGGTAATATAAAAATATTAACAGATGTACATACTGTTGAGCAAATTGAATTAATTAACTCTGAGTACGCTGACTTAGTAGATGTTTTACAAATTCCAGCATTTTTATGTAGACAAACTGATTTAATTACAGCCGCATGTAAAACAGATAAAATTGTTAATATTAAAAAAGGACAGTTCCTTGCACCCTGGGACGTCGAGAGTATCCTTTCTAAAACTACTGGTGCCAAAGAAGTTTGGATTACAGAAAGAGGAACAAGTTTTGGATATAACACTTTGGTTGTTGATTTCACCGGTTTGGATTTTATGCTTAATACTTATAGCGTGCCTATTATATTGGATGCCACCCACGCAGTACAGAAGCCAGGCGGTAATGGAACTAGTAGCGGCGGCAATAGGGATTACGTTCCTGGTTTATGCCGGGCAGGTGCTGCTTTGGGCATTAGGAATTTCTTTTTAGAGGTACATCGTGATCCTGATAATGCTCCAAGTGATGGCCCTAATGCGTTACACTTAAAAGACTTTGACAGTGTAGTTAAAAGTATTGTGAAAATTACCGACACTATGAAAAGTCAGTAATATGACTAAGATAGACAAGACAAAATACAGTAAGGAAGAATATCGACGACTAAAATCTGAACAAAAAGCTAACAAGCGAGCTCTTAAAGCTGGCGCAAAGATTGCAGAACCTGTTGTAGTACAAACTCCACAACTTGATACAGATCAAATTTATATACTATGTGTAAAACACGGAACCAAATACTCTGCAGATTATGTTAACAGGTTGTATAATATGGTTAGTCGGCATTGTCATTTGTCATTTAAGTTTTGTTGTCTAACAGATGATAATAGAGATATAAATCCAAATATACAAATTATTCCGTTACCAAAGTTTTTACAAGGGTGGTGGTGCAAGCCTTATATTTTTAGCAATTTGCCAATTAAAGGAACAATACTATATTTGGATCTAGATGTAGTTATTTCAGATAATATTGATAGGTTGTTTTTTTACTCTCCTGAAAACTGGTGTATCATTAGAGACTTTACTAGACAAATGCGTCCAGACTGGCAAAAATATAATAGTTCAGTAATACGATTTAAAACAGGACAACTTGAAAGACTGTGGAACGACTACTCTACTAATTGGAAACAAGTACAAAGTAGATTCTTTGGAGATCAAGATTGGTTGTATGACGCATCAACCAAAGCCGGAATGCCTGGAACATTGTTTCCTGATAATTGGGTAAGAAGTTGGAAATGGGAAATAAGACATTCAAAAGAGTTTGAACCCGGAAGAGCAAAAGGTAATAGAATATTTAAAACTATTGAACACGTTGAACCTCCAAAGGAATGTGTTATTACAGTATTCCATGGGGATCCTAATCCGCATAACTGCCAAGACCCTTGGGTAGTAAGGAATTGGAAGTAGCATGTTGGACTTAAAAAAATATTTAGATAGTTGGATAATTGAACTAGATAAGCCTGTAAAGGACGGAGAATACTTTGGTCCTACTTGTCCTTATGCTAGATCAGCATGGATTAATAATAAAGTAAAAACGGTTAAAGTTCAAGAAGATTGGGACTTAAACGAATTTTGGGAAACTATTTTAGTAGAGTGTAATAACTATGATAATAAATACGAGGCTGTTATAGTTGGAGCAAATACTAACCAGCATATAATAAACGATTTACAACTTGCTGGTGGCAGTGATGCATTAAATACTTTTCTAAATATTCAAAATAAGAATCTATGGGTATTAGCATCACATGGGGAACTGTTTACTATAGTGATTATACAAAAAATTACTGACTTAGATTCTCAAAGTAAGGTATTAGAGAAAAAGAATTATTATAAAGTAAGATACAATGATTATATTTTTGATAAAAACGTAGTAAGGCGTAGGAAAATGAGAGAAAAATTAAATCTTGACAAAGATTAAAAACTATGCTATAATTTATTTAAATAGAACGTATAGGCACAAACATGATTAAACGTATAGGCTTTGCATGCAAGTATATGCATCCAGATCAAACGCAAAAGAAAAAAATACTTGAAGAAATACAGCGTCCACTAAATACAAAGTCAACTACAGTACAGTGGTTGAATAGGCAAACTCGTGATGTAGCAGAACAACGATTGTGGGACATTATGGTACACAACATTGCCGCATACAAAAAGTTAATTGAATACGTAGGAGGCTTACCCGATGAACTTAGAATGGTACGACTTGGCAGCGATTGCCTTCCTGTATACACTCAGCATCAGTGGTCTTATTATTGGAAACTCCCTGCTGTTATTAGCTATTGCGAACGGGAATTTGCAAGGGTTGGAGAACAAGCTCGTTTGCTGGATGTTCGCCTTTCTATGCATCCTGGGCAATTTACTGTACTTGCTAGTGACAGCCCAGATATTGTTGATAGGAGCATAGAAGAATTTGAATATCACACGGACGTCATTAGGTGGATGGGTTACGGCAGGCAATTTCAGGACTTCAAGTGTAATGTCCACATATCAGGCAGACAAGGTCCAGCCGGTATTAAAGACGCACTTAAACGCCTCTCGCCAGAAGCACGAAACTGTATTACAATCGAAAACGACGAAAACAAATGGGGTATCGACCACAGTCTTGAGCTTGGAAACAATCTCGCTTTGGTGTTAGATATCCATCATCACTGGTGTAGGGAAGGAGAATATATAAGTGCTACAGACGACCGATTTAAACGTATCATTGATAGTTGGAGGGGTGTTCGTCCTACTATTCATTATAGTGTTAGCAGAGAGGATCTTCTCTCACTACATTCAAAAAGAGTTAGACCAGATTTTCGATCCTTGGAATCACAAGGATACAAAAAAGCGAAACTGAGAGCTCATAGCGATTATATGTGGAATGATTCTGTAAATGATTGGGCGTTAGAGTTTTTAGAGTATGCAGATATTATGGTAGAAGCTAAATGTAAAAATTTAGCCAGCATTAATCTGTATAAATACTACAAAGGAACAACGAATGAATTATCTAAACAAGATGTACGGAAATCAAAAGACGACTCAAGAGAGCCAATCTTCGGATAAAAATCCTAATAGAGTAACAGGTGGATTAAAAGGACAAGGAGTTGATCACGTTGTAATGGTAAGTGAAAACGGCTTAGAAAATAAAATTCCAACTCAACGATATGTACAGAGTTTGGAAGATCAGTTACGAAAACAACGTGCAGCTATTACTGTTATAGATCGTAAGTTGATGAGAGTTGAAACTTCAGTAGGAACATTACAAGCAAGGAAAAGTTATGATTAAAAAATGGATTAATGCTCGATTAAACGAGCGTACAACAGTAGATGGCGCAGTTCTAATTGGTGCGGGAATTGCATACCTTATTTTAGGACAAGCAATTGCAACTCTAATTGCATATGCAGCAATTGCATATGGTGCTTGGACACTTTACAAAAAAGAAGACTAAAGTTTCCCAATAGGAAGATCACTAGAAGCAGTTAAATTCCACATCTGTTTCTTTTCTACACCTTTCTTCTGAGCAAATTTCTTACTATCGCAGGCCTTGCATACGTGAAAGTAATTATTACTTAGACGTTTAGGATCCATACTTCCTCTAACACGGTCAAACTCTGCATTACAGTTGTCACATCTAAATACGCAATGAGTAACATTACGTGTATAGGTATGTTCCTTACCGGTTTTACTCTTACGGATATGCCGGGTTTCCTCTTGAAATTCTCTAATAAACATAACTATATTTACATAAAGATTATAAAATTAAAATATAAATACAATATAATAAGGAAATCAGATGACAATTTGTACACTAACAGATACAGCAAAAGCACAGATTGATAGTATATGTCAAGAAACTGGTAGCTATGCAGTCAGTCTCAACTTAAAAGGTGGCGGTTGTGCTGGCTTTGAATACGATTGGGCAGCAGTAGCAACAGAAGATGATCTAGAAGCAAACGATGTAGTTATTGACTCAAATATAGGTAAATTTGTAGTTGGATCTACAGCAGTAATGTTTATGATAGGTACAGAAATAGATTATGTTAAAAATATAATGGGTGCAACTTTCCAAGTTAACAATCCAAACGCACAATCATCGTGTGGTTGTGGTGTAAGTGTAAATTTTGACGTAGACAAGTTGGCACAGCCAGCAATATAACGGAGTGCAATAATGGCAAGACAAGAAGTAAATATTGGTGTAGAAGGTAATGACGGCACCGGCGATAGTATTAGAGAATCATTTCGAAAAAGTAATGAAAACTTTTCAGAACTATATGCAGTTTTTGGGCAAGGCGGAACTATTAACTTTACTGCGTTAGCAGATACTCCAAATGAATTAACAGCAAATACAATTCCGTTAGTAAACGATGCAGGAACAGCAATAGGGTTAGCAACGCTTGCTTCAAATGCTGCACTAGGCGGTGGCGCAACAGATACTATTACATTTAGTTACAACGTAGCGGGAAAACTTATAATTTCAACAGCGTTTACTTCAATGTCAGATGACTTAACACCAAGTCTCGGCGGACCGATGTCAGCAGTTGGAAATCCAATAGCAAACGTATCAGTATCAGAAGCTGCGGCTGCACTATATGCTTCAAGTCATGGTGATAATAGTGTAACAATTGACGACTTAGTTATTAACAAAGGTTATGCAGATAACAGATATATTATTAATGATACTACAGGAACTACTCCAGTACGTATTGCAGACGAGCCTGCAACAGTAACACAATATACACTAACAGTTAATAGATACTTAAACAACAACTTAGAAGTTCTTAGTCATGGATATGACACTAGTATAAATGGAACAGCCTATAAATTTAAAGCTGAGGACACTGATCCATCTGGACTTGTTTCAGGAACTGTTTATTATATTAGACGTGTAGATGCAAATAACTTTACTTTACACACATCTGCAGCTAGTGCTGCGGACGCAAACTTAGATGTTGCTAATGCTACAAAACTAGCAGTGTCCGGTACTATTGCAGCAGCAGATGTACATACATTAGTTGATAACACTTACGACTCAACATTATATGGCAATTTCTTAAAAGATGTTGCACTACCACGTAAGAGTATCGTTCGTCGTCAAGGCGATGATATGACTGGAGCATTATATCTAAATGATCATCCGGGCGAACTTGCAGGAGCTGGTAAGCCAAATGGTAATGAAGATATGCAAGCTGCAACAAAATACTATGTTGACAACACCGCTTATTCAAGTTCAACAAACTTATTTGTAAGTACTACTGGCGACGACAGAATGATCAGTGTACCGTCTGGCAAGGAAGGTACTGCATTAACATACGCATATAAAACTATTGGTGCTGCTATGAAACGAGCAGACGAATTAATTAAAGCATCTTCTCCAGCAACAGCAGATACTTCACCTTATAAACAAATAATTACAAAAGATAGCGGTTCTAGTTTTGCAGAGGTTACAGTTGCAGATGTTGTTTCTCCGGTATTTGAACAAACAAGACTTATTATAGAACAAAATAAAAACTTTATTATTAAAGAATTAACAGGATTTTTAAAATTTACATATCCTACTTTTGTTTATGATATTGAGTTATGTGAAAGAGATTCAGGATTAATATTAGATTCTATTGCACTAGATATCAATAGAGGTTTAAATGCTAATACATTAACTAGAGCAGCTGCAGAAAGATATTATTCTAGTGCAAGTGCTAGAAAAGCAATTACAACTCAATTAACACAAACACTAGCATCTATTACTTTTAAGAAGAATCTAGTTACTGCATTATTACAACAAGATTTGTATAATGAAAAAACTGTAGCGAGTGTTACTATAGCATCTCCAGCTGTGGTTGGTACATCAACAACGCACGGACTTGTAGATAAAAATCAAGTAACATTTGTAGTATCTGCAGGCATGACACAAATTAATAATGTTACTGCATTTGTTAAAGTATTAACAGACCAAACATTTGAATTATTCACTGATGAAACATTAACGACTCCGTATGATACAAGTAGTGGCTTTTCAGTATTTACTACTGGTAAGGTTGGAGTAATTTATCAAACAGAAGTAGACAGATGGACTAACGCAGGCGGTGATGGAGATACAACAGCAAGAGTAGCTGTTGGTGCAAAGTTTGATCTTATTACAAATATTGTTACTAACGGAATTAGTTCCGGATCTGATGAAGTATTTGGTAGTAACTATAAAGTTGTTCTTAATAATGGATCATTAAATTATGTAGACCAAGGTATTTCGACTAACAACGATTTGCTTCCAGGCAAGATTATTACTGGGTCATTATCAAAAGCAATTGCTAAAATTGTAAGCATTACATCAAATGATTCTAGTAATGGTAACAATGATACTATCCAAGTACAACTACTAACACCAAAAGACTTTGAAATAGGTGAAAGTATACTTTACGGAAATACTAGTAGAAGCAAGCAAATTGCTGTTATGATTGAATCAGGAGTATACGAAGAAGACTATCCTATTAGAGTTCCAGCTAACGTATCATTAAAAGGTGATGACTATAGACGAGTTATTATCAAACCTAAGAACAGAGTTTCACAGTCAACTTGGGCAAATACTTATTTTTACAGAGATACAGAATTTGATGGATTAAGCACAGCAGTTACAGGAACGCCTTTCTTTAACCAATCAAATGTAAAACAAGGTTACTTTGGTTACCATTATTTGATAGATGCTGATAAGCCGTTAGCAATCGGTACAGCTATTACTAATACAGGAAATTACACAACAGCTGCAGAAATTATAAGACTTAACAAAGCATTTATTCAAGAAGAAGTTATTGCTTATATTACAGCAAACGCTCCAAGTATAACTTATACTGAGTCAGTTTGGCGAACAAGAGTAGACTTAATTCTAAAAGCAATTTCATTAGACATGACATTAGACACAAACTATAATGCTATTGCTAGAGGATTATATTACCAACAAACAGCTCAAGCGGTTGCAGTTGCAGCAAACAAAGAAGCTACAATTAGTTCTATTAGGTACATAGGTTATCTAGTAAGAAACTTAGCAGCTGTTAAATTATCACCAGAAGGTATTGCTAGATTAGATGATGCAATTAATGAGATAATTGATATTATTACTAACGGAGCAGTTAATACTGATACAGGTGCAAACACACTAGTATTTTCTTATCCTACAAACTCAGCAGGCGCTGATGTTGATGTAGATGCAACAAAGGCTCGTAAACAGTTACAAGGAAATACCTTATTCCTACAAGCAGAACTAGTAGCTTGGATTACTGCTAATTATGGTAGTTTATCATATGATAGTACTAGGTTCAAACACGAAGTTGAAAGGGCACTTAATGCTGTAAGTTATGACATACAGTACGGCGGAAATAGTGCATCAAGAGATGTTGCCAACAGTTGGTATATTGGAGCAACAGAGCAGTGGACAACTACATCAGCTCAAAGAACAGCATTTGCAGCTGCATTTAATCAATTGTCAACTATTGGTGAAGTAGTACTTGTTGATAATATTGTATCAAATTTACAATCAGGAGTTGTACAAAATGTATCTCTAGAAGGAGCATCAACATCAGAGCAAGCTGAATTTAGCGGACTGCTTCAAGTAATGGAAGATGTTATAACAGCAAACAGTGTATCAGGATTACCAAGCGAAACGCTTCCAAGTGTTACATGGTCTGCTTCACAATTTACAACAGCAAGAACAGCAATACTTTCTGCTACTGCAGCAACACAAGATAGTACAATTGTTTTTGTAGATGATAATTTTGTTAACTTTACTTACAATGCAACAAAATGTAGAAGAGATGTTGGTTTAATTGTAGACTCAATACAAAAAGATCTTACTCGAGGAGGTGCAGAGTTTGTTACTGCTGCGGCAGGAGAATATTATTATAATTATATCAGCAGATGGGCATCAGCAGGATTCTTAGGTCAAGAGGCTATTACAAGAGATGCTATTACAAAAGTAGGAGCAGTTGCTAATTTATTAATGGCTGGAACATATGCTTCAGGTAGTATTTTACAAAATCAGTCTGCAGCAGGATATGCTCCTCCAGTACTTACAGGTGGAACCGGAGAATCAGGCACAGGTACCATAGCGATAAACTTAATTGGAAGAATTACTTACGCATTTAATATAGACTACAATCCACCAAAACGAAATGATGCTATGGATATGTTCTTAATGAACGATTCTACTATCATTACTAACGTGTCAGCACAAGGACATGGCGGATTTATGTGTGTACTTGACCCTGAAGGACAAATTTTAACTAAGTCGCCTTATATTTTTGCATGTTCTAGTTTTTCTAAAAGTGAAAACAAAAAGACATTTGCTGGCGGAATGTATATTGATGCATACGTAGCAAACCTTCCTGTTTATGTTCCAGAAACAATTGATCCAGGAGCATCATTAGGTGGATCACAAAATGGAAAAATTAATAACTTTACTCTTTGGGTTCGAAGTCTACCAGGACAAGGACTATTTTTAAGAGCACCATTATTACCTTGTCCGTTTTATGTAGAAGGTAGAAGATATCAAATTAATGCAATATCAGATTATGATAGCGGCAATGGTTGGTGTAAAGTTTACTTGGATGCAGATTCTAATAGTAATACAGGATACGACCAAACACAATTTGCTGACGGATTGTATAACAGAGATCTATTCTTTCAAACGTCAGGTAATAGATCATTACTAGCACAGAACTTTACACAAATTAATGATATGGGATATGGATTAATTTGTAATAACGGTGCTGTATCAGAACAAGTATCTACATTTACATATTATAATCAGGTTGCATTTTATGCATACAATGGCTCAGAAATTAGAGCATTAAATTGCTCAAACGGTTATGGTAACTTTGGTCTAGTTGCAGAAGGTGCTGATCCTAACGAAATTCCAGACCAAGTAACATTACAAGATAAAACAGAACAACCTGCAAAAGTTGTTACAACCACAACTACTCCAAACGCAACAGGTGATACAAGCATCTATGTCACTGACTTGTTAACTGCTCCATTGAACAATTCGCATATTACTATTGCACACGGCGGTTCTACAGGAACATTTAACTATCAAGTACAAACAGTAGCAAACGTATCTGATGTAGCTCAAAACGGAAACATTGGTGAATTTGGTTCTACTATGGTAACTGGTGTAACATCAGTTACAAGTATTAGTGCAGCAGATGCTGCAAGAACAGCTGGAACATACAATAACGTACAAGGTACCGGCGGCTCTGTTAAATTAATAGCTGGACTTAAATGGTGGACAAACCCAGTGGAAGTTCGTATGCAAACTGACCATAGACTAAGAGATGGTTCTAAAATTGTAATTGCTGGTATTATCGGTACGACAGAATTAAATGGTAATACATACTATTCTAAGAGAGTTACTTACAATGACGGATTAAATACTCCTGATAATACCATTCAACTTTATACAGATGAAGCATTAACTACTACAGTTAACGGCACTGGATTTACTGCATACACAGGTGCAGGTACAGTTACAGGTGGTGGCGCATCATTTAATATTACAATTAACGGTTCTGGTGCAGCAGCAGTTGTGCCAAACAGACCAGGACAAAACTATCTTGATACTCAAACTATTACTATATTAGATAGCCAACTAGGTAGTGGAGGCGGTGCGTCATTAACTTTTAATGTTGTATCTTTTGCAAGTTCAACTGGGCCGGGATTAATTAATAACATCCTTTACAAACTTGATTTAGTCGTAGATTCTGCACAATCAGCAGACTTTTTTGGTACAATACGAGCAACAGTAGCTGATGGTACATTAATAAAATTCCGAAATCATAAATCACATATAATTAACGGAGTAACTGATCCAGCGACTCTTAATGTTAGACCAAACACTGCTATCAATTTTGATGAAAGTGATACTGCAACATATCGTAGTATTGATTTCCAAACTACTGATCCATACGGACAAGCAGTAAGTGCAAATAGTATATTCACTACATTAGACTCAGGGTATGCTACTTTAGATATTACAACAAATATTTTAAATCTTGAAGGATTTGGTGATGCCCAAGGCGCTACAATAATTGCTATTAATCAATTAACTAACTCATCAGACATAACTAGAATTGCTAGAGATATTGCAGGATTGCAACCTGGAGAAGCTGGGTATGCCGGCGGTATGATATTTACACATAATGGTAAAACTCATCAAGTAACAAATTATGAAAGTGATTCAACTGTTGCGTATATTACTATTGCCGATGTAGCAGGAACAAATATTAATGCAAGCTACAGTGGTACTGGATTAAACTCTGCATTTTCAACATCAGCCGGTGAACTAATTAAATTAGGAATAAACAGCGGAGCTACTGCAGAACTAACAGTTTCAATATCTCTTGTTAGGGCTACAGGACACGATTTTACAAATGTTGGTACTGGATCATTTAATGATAGTAACTATCCAAATATTATCTTAGGTAAAGCAGAAAATACACTAGCAGAATTTTATACTGCCGCAGCAAGTGCTACAGCAGCACAAGTTTGGGAAAGACGAAAAGGTAGAGTATTCTTTGTAAGTACTGACCAATACGGATTCTTTAGAGTTGGTAAATTCTTTAGTGTAGACCAAGCAACAGGATTAATTACGTTCTCAGGAGAGATTGGATTATCTAACGCTAACGCACTTGGATTTACTAAAGGTGTTACTATTAATGAATTTTCAGCAGATGAGACAATGGCTGATGAATCAGGAAGTGCAGTTCCAACAGAGAAGTCAGTTGTTGCATACTTAAATAGACGACTAGGTGGAACTACAACTGGATCTCAAATAGCAGCATCACCGGGTGGTAATAGACTTGGTATAGGATACGTACCGTTGAACGGTGCATGGCCAATGGAAGGTACCTTACAAATGGGTACTAATTTAGTTACTGGCGTTGCAAATCCAGGCAGTGATGGTACAGCGGCTACAAACAAAAACTACGTAGACGGCAGAGTTACAGAATTTGATACACTTGCAGACTTAAGAAGTGTTGAAAATAATAATCAAGCTAGAGACGATTTATTAGTTGCAACAGGTAAGAAAAGAATTTATGTTTCACCACCAAGTGGTGGCACGTGGGCAATTGGAAATACAATACAACTAGTTGGCAATGCAGCAATTAACGGTACTATTGTAGACATAGAAACTACAACAGATCAAATAATTGGTACTTTAGGAAATTCATATAGTGTTAGTATTGTTACTTACACTGTAGGAGCAGGAGTATTTGCAACTGGTAATTCATTAACTAACTTATCTGCAACAGCAACAGTATTAACTACGCCTATGGACGAATGGGCAAATGCGTTAGAGGCAACAGCTAGTGATATTAATATTACAGCAACAAGAACAGCTACTCAAACAGAGATTAACTTACAAATTGCTCCAAACTCAATTATAAATGCAGACGTTAATGCAAGTGCAGCGATTGTACAAAGTAAATTAGCAATGACTTCAGCAGATACATTTGATGAAGATAACGCTACAACAGGTTGGGCAGGTTCAGCTACTAAAGTACAAGCTGACTTAGGACTTGCTAAATTTAGTGATGAAAACTTTGAAACTACAAGTGGATATGTTAGAATTAAAGCCGGTGGTATTGCAGCTGCTGAACTTGCAAATATTGGTACAGGGAATGTTCTAGGTAGAACAACAGCAGGAACAGGAGCAGTTGAAGAAATAACATTTACAAATGTACTGCTTGCAGGCGGCGGCATTGTTGACGGTGACTTTACAAATACTATTGTATCAAGCGACGCAGGATTTCCAGGTTCAACCTTAATTAAGTTATCAGCAGGAGTTTATGGTATTGCAGCAGTATCAACTAGTTCAACTGGTGATACTATGGTTCGACGAAAAACATCAGGAGCAATACAAGCTAACAGTTTCATAATTGGTGGTACTGATACTTACGAAATCTTATCAGAAAGTTCAGGAACACTTACCCTTAAAACACCGGCTCAAGGTACAATACTTACAGCAACAGGTGGAAGTGTAAGTCCTAGTGTAACTTATCCAGTTGTTAATATTCCAGGTAACGTAGACATTGGTGCAACAGGTATTACTACGCAATCAGTGTTCCAAGCGGGATCGTCTTATGCAGCAAATTCGTTTGCAGCTGTAGATTGGACATATACTAATTTTATTGAAGCAAATGGTGAAAGAGATGCTAACGGAACAGGTATTGGTCTTGGTGCAGGAACAGGATTTGCCGGAGCAGCAGCTGATGTTATCCAAGTTGTAACAGGCGGAGCAGTAAGAATAAAAGTTGATAGTACAACGACAACTATAAATAATGGACTTACGGTAGCTGGAGCAACTGTTTTAAATGGTAATACTACAATAGGTAATGCAGGTACTGACACTGTTACTATAACTGGTAGAGTAAATGCTAACATATTACCAAATGCTGATAATACTATTAACTTAGGACAAGGTGGCGGAACACCATTAAAGTTTAATACAGTTTATGCTACTACATTCTCAGGTACAGCTACTACAGCAAGGTATGCTGACTTAGCTGAGAAATATTTAGCAGATGAAGCATATGAGCCAGGCACAGTAGTTGTACTTGGCGGAACTGAAGAGATTACAGTAACATCTACAAAAGATGATCATAGAGTAGTTGGAGTTGTTTCAACCAATCCAGCTTACTTAATGAACTCAGAACTAGAAGGACAACATCCAACTGATGTTGCGATGACAGGACGAGTACCATGTAAGGTAATTGGAATAGTTGTAAAAGGCGACATGTTAGTTGCTAGTGCAGTTCCAGGATATGCTATTGTAAATAATGATCCTAAACCAGGAAGTATAATAGGTAAGTCGTTAGAAAATAAACCCGACAGCGGCAAGAGTACTATTGAAATTATCGTAGGGAAAATATAATGGCAAAGCAAATAATTAATACTGGAAAGTCTCAAAACAAAGGAGACGGTGATCCATTACGTACTGCGTTTACAAAAGTAAATGAAAACTTTAATGAACTGTACGGTGGTTCAATGACTGACACTGAAAACTTTGCAGCAAATATAATTCCAGGTGTTGACGATACTAATAGTTTAGGATCAGCAACAAAACGGTGGTCTGAACTATATGTTAAAGATTATATTTTTATTAATGGCGTGAGACTAAGTGGATCATCCGATGGAAACTTAGTAGTAGGTGCAGATGTTCTTCAAGTAAATAACATAGTAGGAAGTGTGTTTGCAGACGATTCAAAATTAATGATGGACGGACTAACAGGTACGCTGTACGGTCCATTAATTGGAGACGTAACAGGTAGTGTGTTTGCAGACAACAGTACACTATTAGTAGACGGTGTTGCCGGTACTATACCTGGCTACGTAAGTATTGCATCATTAAAAACAGAAGTTGCAGCAAGTGCAGACTTTGCAGCATTTAAGATTAGGATTGCAGCACTATAATGAGATACGATAAATATATGAAACAGGATGTAACTAATGGCAAATAGATTTCCAATAATAATTGACACCAACGATAATAACCGTCTTAAGGAATTGCCAAATGGTGATAGCTTAGATCTAGCTAACGGTGGTGTTAGAAATGCACAGTTTATAGAAACTGCTTCACTTATTATAGCAGGAGCTAATTTTGTTCCATTTAGTAGGGCGTATGCAGATCTAACTGGTACTCCAACTATTGCAACAGATATTTCAAGTTTAACAGATTCACAAAATTTATTAACTGGTACTAGTTTTTCTACTATTACTAGCAAGCCTACTACATTATCTGGGTACGGAATTACAGATGCGTTTAATGGAACATATGCCGGGCTAACTGGAGCACCAAATCTAGCACCAATAGCAACTACAGGTTCATTTAATAGTCTTACAGCCAAACCCACTACACTTGCAGGTTATGGAATTACAGATGCACTCACAGGCGCATCACTTTTAAAGAATCTAGCAGATGTACACACAGTAGTACCAACAGACGGACAGCTATTAAGTTGGGACAACTCAAATAGTTATTGGAAACCAATTACAGCATCAGGTACAGGTACAGTTACAAGCGTAATAGCAAGCACTGGACTAACTGGTGGAACTATTACAAGTGCAGGAACTATAGCAGTTGATGTAGGAACTACAGCAAATAAAATTGTACAGCTAGATGCAAGTGGAAAACTTCCAGGAGTTGACGCATCATCGTTATATAATGTAAATATTAGTTCACTTAACAGTATTATAGATACTACTATTACTTCTCCAACTAACGGACAAGTTTTAAAGTATAACGGAACAAACTGGTTTAACGCTACAAACGATGGATCTGGAGGCTCTATTACTTTTGTAGGAGACGACTCAACAGGTACAGCAGTAGACGGTAGTGAAACTTTTAAAATTGCAGGTGGTACTAATATTACTACAGCAGTTTCAGGAGATACATTAACTATTAATGCAACAGCAATTACAAAAGCACAAGTTAGTGATTTACTAAATAGTGATTTTGACGTAGGCACAAACAAGATACTATATTCTAACGTTTATGCAACTGAGGGTGATCTACCTACTGCAAGTTCATACCATGGTATGTTTGCTCATGTACATGCTACAGGAGCAGGTTACTTTGCACATGGCGGTGCATGGATAAAGTTAGCAAATAATGCAACTACACTAGCAGGATATGGCATTACTGATGGATATGCAAACACCAACGTTGACGCCCATTTAAATCAAGCAGGTAGCGTAACAACTGGTTATGTACTAAGTTGGAACGGTAGTGATTATGCATGGGTAGCACAAAGTGGTGGTGGCGCCAGTATTGGTAACTTTACGTTTGCTTCTAGTGTTGTTGACACTGATGATTCAAGTGGTATTACTATTACACCGTCAGTTACAATAAGCAGTGACTTAACTGTAGAGAATGACCTAGTTGTAAATAACAAAATAACAGCAACAGAGTTTGTTAGCTTGTCTGCAGGAACTCCTGAAATTAGATCAGCTACAACTTTAGACTTATACGCAATAGGCGCAGTAAGAATTCAAAATGGAGCGTTA